TCTCAACTTTTCTATCTCTCCTATCAAATTCTTTAAACGACTCTTGGGTTAAAAATCTTGACAATAAATCTGTTTTGTATATGTCAAAATCAATGGCAATCTTATTAATTTGTTCAAGATATAAGTCGAATGACGGAGTTCTGATATCCAAATTCCAAGGACCATCTAAAGGCCATGTGGCAGTACTTATACTCGTAGTGAATTGACCATTTTCAGTTTCAGAAGGTATTTGGAAAACGGCAGTATATGGTGGTTCAACCAACCTATTCAATAAAAATTTCTCAACCTCATCAAACACTTCTGCAAAAACTTGATCAACAACTAAATCGTTAGGTCTAATTTGATAGTTACTTAAAACAGTACTCGCAGTTATTCCGAATGGTGCACCTGAAACATAAAATTCTATTTGTCCTGAAGATAAACTTTCAGAAGGTGTGAATGAGTTAACTTTATAAATGTCAGGTTCATTATTTGCATCTAAAACCGCAATACAATAATCCAAATAAGTTTGGTTCATATTTCTCAACGGAGATGTAACAATTTCTCTAGCAACTATGTTTGTTGCCGCAGATATTGAGTAATCAATATCAAACGGGTTTACCAATCTTTCAACATTAACCGTAAAATACGTTTCATTGTTAATACTATCATAACTAATATTCTCAGCAGTGAATCCAGTTGTAGATTGTAAATTCACATATCTAACATCTAACGCCGCAGGAAATTGATTAATTATTCTTGTTATCGAAACTTCTAATCTTTTGGTAAGTGACCCATACATTGAGAAGTTACTAACTTCACTCAAATCTAAATTTGGATAAACTCTAAACTCCTTTGCAAAAATAATTCTACTTTGAACAATTTGATCAACATCCATATCCTCCAAACTTATTGGTGCAGAGAATGCACCAATGTTAAAGTTTCTGTTAACCTTTTCGGTTATAGCTGTTGTAAACTCAAAATTACCTTGCGTAAGACCTCCTCCATCAGTAAGTTGTAAACCTACTATGTTATCTGAAAAGGTATTCAATCCAGATCCTGGTCTTGGTGGGTAGAAATATTTTTGAGTTGTTGCCATTAACTAATAATCGTGTTAAAGTTTTTACTGAAATCGATATTATCACCTCTATTCTGCCTAACTTCATACAGAAGGTCATTAAACTGATCTCTAATTTCAAACAGGTTGTACTGTCTGTATATGTTATTGTTGGAATCGTAGATAGTGTAGATACCGTCATCAATAGACTTAGTCTGATTACCGTAAAGAGCTATCGCAAGTGATGATACATCATATTCAACCATTTCAATATCAATCGTTAACGGATTGAAGAAAGTGTTTGATAAGATAATATCTTGATCTGGTTGACCAATGTATGGTGTTGCATTTGGTTTAGTTGTCGGTGAAGATGATGGTGATAATGTTAAAAACATTAAGTTTGAATTACTATCAACATATCTGTATCGAATAGATTTTTGTTGGGTGTTAACCTGATTTGTAACCACAGGCTCACAATAAAAATTCGATGTCACAATTCTGAAAAAGTTTGGAACTTTAGTTCCATCACTATTCAAATATTCTATTCTGAACCCAACTAATCCTTGTGGCGTGAACTTGTTTCGATATTCTTGAGGGATTAATGTTAAATCCAATATTATTCCTCTTACGTTAGGTAATGCACTTAAAACACCACAATCAATGATTGCAGTTCTGATTTGTGCAGGTCTAATCAACATTGTGTAAATTCCAAGAGCATTAAACTCTGTTGCCGGCAATGTAAGATTGTATAACCCACCCAAGATTTCAACGGGTGATCCTCCAATATCTTGATTACTGAAATATGGTCTTAGTAATGTTTTAGCGTCCAATTTTCTAAGCACAAAATTGTTTGTAACGTCTCTTGACGGAGTGTAGTTCAATATGATCTCCATATCGTCAGGTGAAACGTCAGCTGGTCTGATTGTACCGTATGATGCTATAGCCATGTGTTAATTTATTTTCTATAAATAGTTTATCTCTTTATTTGGTTTCAACATTAAAAAATCCGTAACCATAATTTATTAGGTCTCCTACATTATCCACCTCTCCCAATCTTTGAATTCTTTCGTATGCAGAATTTTTACCTCTCTCAATGTATAAATTTGTTACAATTTCAGCTTGGAAAACACTTTTCTGTAATGCAGAATTTTTAGTGATCGGAACTGCAGTTGTGTTATCTTCAGTAAATCCAGAACTACCAATAAAATAAAGGGTCTCTCCATTATTGTAATCATAATAGTCAATGTTTGAAATAGTATATGCCGTGTATATTGGTGATATATTATTAATAACACCAAACACCTCATTATTTTTAATAATAGGAGCTCCAACAATGAACTTTTGTGGTCCATATTGTGCCAACTCATTCAATCTCGATTGAGTTGTTCCCGACACAGTATAAGGTACTGTGACATAACCTGATGATATTTGGTCTGAGACATTATTTTCCGCATCTCCCGAAAAGATGAAATCATAATTAATTGGTGTCGCTGACCAACTTCCTGTATTAGAAGTAAAAAATGCAGTTCCATTAGGGTTAGTTATTGTCGCCAATCTATATGGTGTGACAATTTCTTTTTGAACCTTGTTTGTACCCCAAGGATTTGTTTGCGTTAATGTAATTGTGTAGGCACTTATCGTCACAGGGTATCTATGTGATATTGATGCTGGCGTTAACTGATTAAAGGAATTAACTGGTGATCCATCTCCCCAATCAATAGTATATGTGGATAGTTCAAGGAATTTCTTGAACTCATCAGAAGTATTATAAACGTAATAGGTATAGGTGTCGGCAGTACTTGCTGAGAATATAAAATTAGTTACAACATCTTTTTGTATGATCGCCCCATCAAAAGGTGAGTAGTATCCACAATCCAAAGCTGACTCGGTGATTAGTATTGGGATTGTTAATCCTGTTAAAAGAGATGTGCCTCCAGTGTTTCCTGATAAAACTTGAGTCATCGCAGAATAAACACCCACAGGTGTTCCTGAATAATAAACCGTAAATAGGTCTCCCTGAATTACTTCAGGAGATATCTTATATGAATAATCTGCTGCCATTATGGGTTAACGTATTCGTACCATTTTATGGGGACTGTTCCCCCGACTCTATCTGTAGGATTAACTATATCATATACTTTATATGAATGTGTTAAATAATCCATCTCAACCCTATAATAGAAATACTCTGAACTTGAAAAGATAAATTTGTTACCTTGTATTGTCGATTGTGGTCGATTCATCATTCTAACAAATTGTCCTGTTTTTCCATCAAAGAATTTGGCGGTCATATAGAAGGTACTGATATCCAAAAAGTTTCTTTTCTTTAACCAATAGATAAAAAACCCTTCTTTGTCTCCAACATAATCAAGAATGAATTGTGGCTTTCTAATTTGAACATCTGTGTTCTGCATTTTTGTTGCCATTCTTAATCCTTGTTGGGTTGGTAATATAACTGTTATGTAATTTTCTTGTTGTGACTCAATAGGACTATCGTAGAAATCCAATTTGAAAAACGAATTTCTGAAAGAGTTGGCATAATAATATACTTCTTGTGTTGTAAATCCTTCCGCTCTATAATCTATTTTCCAATTTGATGAGTTAGATAACGAAGCTCCCTCATAAAAATAAAACTCATAATTAATTTCAGATTTATTATCATAGTCCGCATGAAAAAATCTATTAACTTCAAAATCTTTATCAGTTGTTATTAATTCATTAAGAATACTGTTTTCATATTCTTTTATTTCAGAATCAACATCCAAATATTCCCAATCTAAATTGATTGGTATATTAATTCGATTATTAGTGAACCCTGAAAATAATATTTGTTTACTCACACTCATCTACTATTGGTTTAACTACTACTGTACCTGTGTTTATACTGAACCCACTCAGTGGACCAAATTTTGGTCCTTCTACACCAGCCTCAATGTCACCATCAGGAATAAGTCTAAAGAACCCATTAATGTAAGGATAATGTGAAAAGTTTAAGAATGGATAATCAACACCATTCAAGTTTTCATCAACAAACCCATATGAATAAAGATCTCTCCACATGAATTGTTTATAGTTATTTGAGTAATATGCCCAAGATGGAACATTGTCCACATTAACTAATTGGCCAGTTTCAATGTAACTTGAAAAAACTCTTATCACCATACCAATATGTGGTTGATAATAATACCCACTTGGGTTATTTGTAGGAGTATTTGAACTTTTAAATATGTCTTGATTGTATCTTATCTTTTGATAGTAAGGTGAGATAATTCTTTCTTTCTGTGTGAAATTATTCCACTCACAAAAATCTCCGCACATTGTATCACCAGATTTTAAATCCAAATTGTAATAGAATTGCTCAGTACTACCACTCGTTTGAGTGTAAGAACTTACGGGTATATTTGAATTAGATTTAATATTATCGTCAGCCCAATATAAATTGTTTAATGATAAAATATTAAATTGCCAACCTTGTTTGGTTCCAACTCCTTGGAAGGGTTTATTGTAGTATCCTGAATATCCTTTATTTATAATCGTTAAAAATATCTCATTCAAAGGTCTTTTTTGATTATCCAATATATTATTGATATTCAAGTCATAATTGGTTGTAAAGGTATAAGTTGTTGATGCATTTTTTTGTGATATCCTCGAAATATTATTAGGAGTTAAAGATGAGAATTCAAACTTTTTATTGTTAGCAAATGGAACCTCTTCAAATCCAGTCTTCGTAACAACCAAATCATTAGCGTTCGTCAACACTTTATGCATTTTAACATAATAACTTGACATTGTTTCACCTGAATTAGTACTATCAATTATTTTTTTGAACGTACCAACCTTATTATCTGTGAAAGTGTTACCTGTATATCCAATATTGTATATGTTAAACACATACAAATCCGATCCAAAAGTACCATCACCTAATGAATTAACTTGAAATACCGTTTGACTTCCATAGGATAAACTAAGTTGAACATATTCACCTGCCACCAAATTATGTTCCGAAATACATTTACATGAAATATATTTGGTACCATCAAACTTTAAATTTTTAACAATAAAAGGAATTCCGTCTTTAGCCGTCCAATTTATTTCATCAGACCCATTAGTCCAATACATTGGCTGTGTATAATTATTTTCAAACGGATACGTTAAGTAATATGACCAATTATACGTATACGCACTTTTACTAACATAATTTAAGTGTTGGTCTGTAATGTTTGGTCTATAAAATTCATACTCATAATACTGAGGAAATCCTTTCCATAAACCACTAAGAAGTGATCTTTCAGCATCCGCATAATATAAATTATTAAGAAATGGAATATATTCTGTTGTACCAGTAAACGCATTATTATAAATCGGACTAACTTTAAATGTCGGTCTAAATGTAGTAGACTCTTGTCTTTCTTTGTCAAATTGAACAGCAAGATTAACTGAAGCGATTCTATCATATTCAGTTATTTCATTAGATTTACTATCAACAGATACGGGTACCTGCTGATCAATCGATGGAGCCGATTTAAATCTTAAATTACTTGGTATAATTGTTGTTCCGTTCATTATTCGTTAACATATTTTTTTACAAATCTGTTCATGGCACTTTTACCTTTACTCAACCCAAAATAGAATTGATACGGTAAACCAACTGTAAAATATGTACTTATATTCACAGGATCATAACTAGGTGAATCTGATGTATTTTTATCTCCTTCGAATTGATACGCCTCTGCAGTTGTTCCCGGTTGATAAAGAACATTACTTCTATTATAGATATACCCTTTCATAAACTCAGCCTTAGGATTTTCCCCCATAAAGTAATTTGAGGTTACTTCAGTTCTATTAAACTTCTGATATAAATTAGATTTGATTGATGATGTTCTCCAATCATTATATTGAGTACCGAACAAAGTATTACTATCTCTTGTTGTCCAACTATAAAACGGTATTTGTTGTGTTTTTATAGGTAAGTAATCATATATCGCAGCATTATATGGTACTTGGTCATTTCTTATAAGTCTTCTTGGTGAAACTAAATCTCTCGTTTGTGTATCAGAAGAGAAGAATACTCCAATAACAGGTTCTCCCGATCTATCAGCGCCTAAGAAGAATGGATTGTTTGTTGATGCTCCAGATTGTGCAGTATAGGCCTCGAAATTAAATTGTTTAACACCTAATTCAGAGTTGATTGATATCATTTGAGCATAATCACCATCAAATTTTTCTTTAGGTCTAGTGAAGAAGGCGTTAACCGATCCATCTCCCAATCCAATTAATTTTTGTAAAAAAGTTGAATTAAGTTGTCTTGACACAATAAACAAATTTAAAAGGTCCGAAGGATCTTGGAAAGTTGTTGTAGGTATCTTGTTAACATTATACCCATAAAAATCAGAGTTCAAACTTATCTCCTGAGTGAACGCATCTCTCGGTCCCATATCCATTATTGTGGTTGGAAATAAAATTTCTTTTTCGTTTCTTCTCTGTCTTGCAGTTGAGTGTTGTTTACCAATGAAAGAGTTTCCGTTATATGGTGACGATCTATAATAAAAATTGTTAGTTTTCTCGTGTAATAAAATAGTATCTTTACAGAATTCATTATATGGTCCGTTTGGATCTACAGGGTTAAGTGGTGACTTGAAAAATCTCAAATTTCTGAATGGAAAATGATATAAACTTCCGTTTATCCAGTTATTCGAAAACGAATGTCCAAAGACATTTCTACACGCAGCAAAGTTAATTCTAGTTCTTGCCTTGTATTCACTTAGTTGTTTAAAATCTTTCGGAAGAGATAAGATTGGAGTCTTTACAAAAACATAACAACCTCCTTTAATGCTTACTTTAGTATAACACTTATCTGTCGTAGGTTTAACCCCAAAGTTTTCTGAATTTCCTGAATAACAATTATAAGGAACCAATCCCTGACAACCAAAAGTCGACGTTAATTGATCTTCAAACTCATTACCAAAATCTTCTGCAGTTCCATTAATTAAAAAATCAGATAATAAATTCTCATACGACTCAACGGCTCCTTCATCACTAACAAAATAAAAACTCATATTTGTATTCTGATGTAACAAATATGTGTTATTTTGATTTCCTGTTCTTGATGTGGATGTTGGAAGTCTATCAGTTCTCATGACAATCTTATTTGTTTTATTGACCATTGTCATTGTGTTTCCGGTAGAATATGCCGGTGAGAAATACATAAATCTGTCATATCTAAGTGACGGTCTTCCATCTTCAAAACTTCCTCCAATTGAAGCAAAAAAGTAAGCACCTCCTTCAACATACTCATCATTCCAATAACCTAAAAACTTTTTACCTCCACATAATTGATAATATTGTCCCATTATCTGATACCATGGATTAGGTCCAAAAAAATAAGGAGGTATGTATCTAGGTTGTGATGATACATTCGGATAAACACTCGTCCCAAAAACATTTATTGAAGTGTTTGATTTAACATAACTTCCTCCAAACCCTTGGTTAACCGCAAGTTTATTTGCATCCAAAATTGTTGAAGATCCTTTAGGATCAATTTGAAACCCAAAAGATGTGGAATCTAATGATGAATAATACGATGGCATATTTGTTGTATAACCTGAGTAATTTTCACCCGGCTCAAATAAAAATGATTCGAAATAAATCGGATTATTTGGATTATCTTCGTTAGTAGTAAATTGATTATGTCTAGGTAAAACTAAACCAGCCTGAATAGGTACGTTCAATTTGTATTTTGAAGTTACTTGTACTGAACCATATGATTGTCCACATAATCTACTTATGTCGACAGTTGTTGTTTGTCTAGTTGAGTTTGGATCAACTCCTCTTTGTAAAATAACAACGACCAACTCTGTTTGGTCAGGTATTGCAAAGAATGGTCTAGTTGAAAAACTAGGGTTCCATTGTAAGTATTTTCCACCAAACCACCCGTCTTTTTCCTCACTTTCTTGCCAATATAAATTGTAGTTGTCAATGTATCTTTCTTTTAAACTTTTTTGTCCATAATATCCAAGTGGGTTTAAATTAGAAAAAGTACTGTATGTCATTGCAGTAATGACTTGAAAATATTCTATATCTGACTTAACTCTTGTATAATGTAAATTTAATGGTTCTTTACATTTTACACTCGTAATTGCGACTCCTTGAGTTGGATAAAAATCATTAACACATATTGTTCCTGTTTGAGGAGTGTTACCTGAATAATATGTTCCATCGCAATCATAATAATACCATTCATTTCCTGTTATTGCGGTAACAGATCCCACCCAACAGTTTTGAACTGCATCTGGTGTTTGATTAACAATATATTGTTGTGTCAGATTTTGATCTGAACTATCAGGATTAGCATAATTTACTGTAATCGATTTTAAATTCTTTGAGTATCCTGTTGAAGATGTGAAACCTGAAAAATTCAACTCAGCCTTATCGGTATTTGGATCTAATGAATTATATGGGCTTTGGAATGATAATACTCTACCTGTAAGAAAGTTATCTAATGTATCAGGATCACATAATAGTGTTATCGTATTATCATAATGAAACGCTCCGTTATTCGCACTTATATCTGAAGCGACATAGGTTTTAACTTGATTAAACCCACCAAACCTATTGAAGTATTGATGTTTATAATTAAAGAGATTCATCCTCTCAGTAAGCGTTAAATCAAATCCTGCTCTAGGTGTCCCTCCAATCCATATTCCTGCTGGTAATCTTTGTCCTGCAAATACTTTATTAATTCCAGACAATAATCTTTGGTAATCAGTTTGATTAGCCAAATTTGGATTTTCAACTGTTTGTAAGGCAATTTGTCTTTGAGCCACTTGTGGTCCCCAAGGTTGTGTTGTTATTGTTAAATTTTCAAACCATGGATCATCAACAACATAACTATCTTCAAATATATTAGAATAACTATTAGGACTTGGTGTATCCGCCAAAAGAGTTAACGAGGTTGTTCTTAAAGACTCCGCAGCAAAATCTGCGGCATTAGTATTAGACTCAATTGTGTCTGAAGAACAAGAACATAATTCACAATCAGGATAAGTTATTGTTGGTAATGAAATATTCTTAAAAGGATCTCCGAGTGAATTAAAAATATCTTTAAAAGATGGTGGTTTATTACAACTAATACTGACAAATGGTATAGCATCAAGAACCTTACAAAGAATATAAACAATCCAAGCCAATGAACCATAAACAAAAGTTATCAGGGCTTTTAATATCGGCCATAAAAACGCCAATAAGTGCACAACAACCATTAATGGTATCAGTAGAAGTGTTATAAAACTAAAGAAGAAATTGAATATAATAAAAATTAAATCGAAGTTTTTAACTCCATCATTAGTTGGGAACTTATTACTAGTTGAATCACAAGTATTCTCTAGAATTTGTTTAATACCTATAAATCTACCTCTATTAGTTCCTTTATGATACCCATCTAAAAATTGAGAAACTGTATAAACTCGATTGTATCCAAACTCATAAAATGTATCTTCACAATCTATTGCTGATTGTGGATCAACATAATCATTCCAATCTAAAGAAAATGCATACGATTTTTGTACCGCCTGATATTGTGTTGTTCCGGATGGAAATACTTGATATGGATCTAAAGCAGGACTATTCCATCCCCACTCTTTAATATTTGGAACCAAATAGTAACCTCTTTTAACTTGCTCACCTAAATCTGCAGATTGTTCCCACTTAACTTTAAATCTATATTTACCCTTAGTTGGTACTCCAACACTTGGGTCTAATGAGATTGTTCTCTCTCCAAACTCATTTGTTATTATGTAATCTAAATTCATTGGAACATCTGCTAACCACGTTCCGTCACCATCAATTACTTTCGCACCACCGTCAAATTCATATTCCTCTAATACTGGTTTTCCTGTACTATCTTGACCTACAGTTTGTCTAATACATAATATTTCTCCCGGTCCTGAAACCAAATCACATAAGTTACCAGCTTCAGTTGCCGGTCTGCAGTTTTTTCTTAATACCCTTGAGTCTGTCGCTGAAACTACTGAACCCATAAAAACCGCTGTTGGTTGAATATCAATATTTGCATCGTCTCTCAAATCGAAATCGACTCTATTGATGGCAATTTGGCATACCTCAGGTTGTCCCCAAAGAGGTGAAACATCTATATTCGCCTGTAAATTTATAATTTGAGGTAAGGAATTTAAATCAGCTGAAGCTTTAAATCCGTTACCATTAAATTGATTCTCAGTTGCTAACCCCATCCTAATCAAATCTTGTGGGGTAAGGCTGAACTCACCAATATCTGAAAGGTCAGCATCCATTACAACTGTTTGGTTCCCTAATGGAACTCCCATGATCATATAATCACCACTGTCATTAGTCTTTACCGTATACTTGTAATACTTGTCGTAAACTTGAATGACTGTTGGGTTAGCTAACGCATCACTTCTTGATGGAAATGTACCTGTCGGTACGTGAGAAGAATAGGATTTCTCATACGGTAATAGATTATATCTATACCCATCTTCGTTCTTATCTGTTGGTGATTTATAAGGATAAAGGACACTAACAATTTCATTGTTTTGATCTTCTTGTGCTATCGGAACAAAGACTGAAACTCTAACATTAGGTAATCCGAATCCACCGTTTGCAGTGACACGTCCAACAACGACTCCATAATCCGCACAGTTTCTTGTATAGATGTCATCACTTTGAATCTTTAAAGAAAGTATTTCCAAGAAATCAAATTCTTGGTCGATTTGTACGTTAATAATTTGGTCTGAACCAGGTTCGGTTCGTATTCTGTAGGAATTACCCATTAATGCCTTTTTTGATAAATAGTTTAACCCCCATTTTCTAAGGAAAAGAAATGGCGTATTAATCAATGATAAACTAATGGTTGATTAAATAAACTTAAGTAAACGAAACGTTTTGGAAGTTCTTGACTCTTACTCTAATATCCTTCTGTGGATATCTAATTTGATAGACCTGACTTGGTTGTGCAAATATGGTATCATCAACAGGTCTTATCTGTCTTGTTTCATCATCCGCGTATGGCATCGATGTTTGAGCTGATGAGTATTGACCTCCAACCTCATTAAAAATTTGAAGTCCAGCAACAGTGATTACACCGTTCTCATCTTGGATCAAACTATTCAACTGAGCCAAGTAAATATTTTGACCTAACTGTCTAATTTGTGGATCCATGAAAGTTGATATCTTATTAACTATATTCGAAATAACTTGTCCTTGGTTTTGAGTTGCATCCAACACAACCGCAATATCAATACTGATATCAATAACTTCAGCAGTTTCAATTGAAATATAGTCATTCAACATTCTATAATTTGATAAGTAATTCGCCAAGTTCTGTTTCAATGTATTTGATACGATAGATGTTAATTTACCAGAAGTATCATAAGATAAAATCTGAACCAACACCTTATTGTTGTTTTCAGTGATAGCGACTTTTGTAGGTGCTCCGAATTGTGATGGCATTTTTCTAACAAGTGCTTCATAGTCATTTACCGTTACCGCTCTATTTTGTGATGCAAAGTTAAATGATACATAATTTCTTGCATCTTCAACTGTTGGTTGACCAGCTCCACCGATAGCCGCTGTTACGTTATTACATCTTAATGATCCAACAACTTGTTGGTTTGTTGATTCTGACGGACCATTCACAAAAAATGAAACGGTTCCAACTTGATTAATTACATTGGTTCCTAAGTTTGTTGATAATCCTCCTCCCGTTCTATATTGAATAAACAAAGTGGTGTTCGATTTAAGTGCAGCACCTAATGATAAATTGTTTTGATATAATTGTAGATTTAAAGGAACTCCCATCGTTGTAAATTGATTGAGAGCATCTTGGGCTGTATTTGTTCCACCTCCAAAAGTCATCTTTAAAAATCCTTCAGGTGTATATTCTGTAATAAATTTATCTTGTGTTTGAATATAACGACCTACTTTAATACCTGGCTGATCTGATACTTTGGTCGGGTCTTCAATGAAGATTCTATCTTCAGCTAAAGCATCAACCTCATACCACTTGTTTTGTAAACCTAAAAATTCATTAACTGTAGGTACTGTTGTGTAACTCGTACCATCCTTTAAAAGAACACTTGTAACACCTAACACATTCTTTTCAGGTAAGAATACCTCTAAGAATGGTCTTACATCACTTGGTGTAATAACTCTTTTGAACACTTTAGTAATACCGTTAACAACAACTTCTCTTTTAGTTATAGTATAGTTAACTAACTTATTACTACTATCAAAGTTTGGTATTTTAAGTCTATTAGGAAATCCTTGAGAATTATATGGAGATGCAAAATCAATGTCTTCCACGTTTTCAAAAACTTGTCCAGCTCCTAAAACTTGTGAACCTCTTCTTAATTGTCCCAAGTATCTTTCATCCTCTTTATCACCAAATGCAGGTACTGTTATTGAAAAATCAACTAAAGCAACTGAAGGTCTTTGGCCCGGTAACTTTAATCCATAAGTTCTTGCTATGTTGTAAATTGAAGATCTTTGTTGAGCATATTGAAGAACTGTCTCTTGAATACTTCTATCAATATGATAATGTAGATTATCTGCAACAGCAGCATTTAAATCCAAAAACACAGAAAACACCGAAGCGTCATTAAAGTTTTGAATTAATTCAGGATAGTAAGTACGAACGTATTGTATAAGTTCTGACCTTATTCCTTCAAAGTCTCTGGTTGTATATGATATCTTACGATTAGCCATCTATCTTAAATATTGATAATTACAAAATCACTTGTTGCAAATGCACTGTCTTGGACAGAATATTCTATTTTTATTTTTGCAGTATATTCTGCGGTTCCCTTTCCAGGGTATCTATAAACAGGTGAGGTTGGTGTGTTTGAGGTAAAAGCGTTGTCGTCCGCCTCCTCTTCTGGGTTCAAAGGTTCTACCGTTAATCTATTAATTAATAAATTTGGAATGTATTTTTCAACTGAAGATCTGATATCAGATTCAATCGCATCAAAAGTTAAACCATCAAATGGTTCAAAAAGATACTCATAGAGTCTTGTACCAAAATCAGGTAAAAAATATCTAGATCCTTTTCTAGTAAGAAGTAGGTTAATAAGATCCGCTCTGATTTCTTGTCCCGCAGTATTGGTTAAATCCAAGTAGTCA